GCAATGTTGCTAATAGTGGCGGCTTGGAGGAAGAGCTCGATCTCGTACCCTCCCATCTTTCTGCCCAGCCTACTATTGCTTTTATTTGCCGCAACTATGGCTTCAATAAACGATGTCATAGATTAACTGTGATTAATAATCTGGACCCCTACGTATCCGTCATCAACATTGTTGCCGTTCTCTTGGTCTTTCACATATAGGTCCACACGCGATGCCTGTCTCTGAATCCTAATGTAGCTAGCAACGTTGCTAGCATGATTCATGCCTTGAGCCATGACATAGTAATCAGTATTACTTGAGTACGAGCTAGCGAATGTCAATCTGTACTTCCCAGAAGCCACTTGACTCACCGTCACTCCAGGCGAGCCTTTAATTGTTGGAGAGGAGCCTAATGTGATCTCTAGTTTTTTATCAGTCTGAGGAGGTAGGAGCTGAGTAGTCGATCCTGATATAGGTAGTTGAGAGGTCGGCGCTGTAAAGTTTGTGGTGTATCTTGTAGATTTTGAAATTCTTACATCATCTATGTACCCGTCAAAATTAAAGTTGTAATTAATTTGCCCATAGTGCCCGCCTATGCAGAAGAACTCTGGGTTATAAATATTGCCATCTGATAGATTGGAGCCGGTCTGACTTCCGTTTATATAAAGTCTAATTTTTGCATCGTCAGCAGATCTAACAAGAGCAACATGAGCCCACGCGTCAACTATCGAATTTTCACCAATTGTGGCTAGGCTGCTGCCAGGGGATGTGGTGTGAGTAACGTTTTCTGAGTTATACCAAGAAATTGTTGCGTTTGATCCAGTTTGACGTATTAATAAAGCAAACTCGCCTTCACCGCTCCCGGAGCCAGTTCCATTAAATATAGATTGAGCATTGCCGTCCCAGGAGCCACTATCCATATTTACCCAGGCTTCCATAGTCCAGGCACCTGTAAAGTCGTATTCGGCTCTCATTGGATACTGCAATCTTGACGTTGATAGAGAGACGCCATTTATTCTCAAACTTTTTGCACCCACTTTTCTAGGAGCGCTAACAACATCTACGCCTGTTGTTGATGAGGTTGCTGAACGTACCTTATCTGGTGTGACATTATATTTAATATCTGATACGTCAGTATCAAACGTCGAACGGATCATCACGTTGTCCCAATCAGTATCTGCTGGGATCTGAGTAGGTGCATCTATTAAGAAGAAAGGTCGCCAGTCTGTACCGTCATAGAAGTGGGGAAGCTGGCCAATTATTTTTATTTCTCTTGTGCTAGCGGAACCAGGTGCAGTAGTATTATTTGTTAGCCTAACTGCGTCTCCTTTTAGGTCACCGTCAATGTTAATGTCACCCGTGCCCGTAATATTATTACTATTAAGATCTAAGTCACCTCCTAGCTGAGGAGTGGTGTCATCAACCACATCTGCGATGATTGAAGATAAGTCAGGTGGGGTGTATGTAAAGACTCCTGATGTGTTGTTGTAGGATAGGCTAGCAGTTCCCGCGCTCGCCGTTGTTACAGATAGATCATCTAGAGCTATGCCGCCCGCATCGGCTTGGTTTGTCCAGGCCGTACCGCTCCATTTTAGTACCTGCCCAGTACTCGCAGAACTTATAGTTACATTACCTACATCATTTAATGTAGCGACACTGCCACCACCACCAGCAACAGTTCCAGGTATCCACGAAGTGCCATTCCATTTCAGGACGTCATCGGTACTCACGCCTGTTATGTCTACATCATTTAGTGCGTTGATGCTCTGAGCTGCGATAGATTGCAGATATCCTTGAACTGCGTGGTTGCCCCAACCATAGGCCGAGTCCCATTGACCGATCTTTGTGGTCGTGATACCGTTGGCAGGATGAGCGGTAAACACCGGATCAGTCTCTGTAGTGAGGTATCCAGCACCAGCATGATTCCCCCACCCAAAGGCTGCGTCCCAATTAGATATATTTAAGTCACTAGTTATATTACTCTTAAATGCAGAAAATAAAGCTTTCTTCGTGGTACCAGAAGCAGAAGACGTAGTATCACTGACATCAATAGTTAACAAAACATCCTGATCAGCTATGTTGCTTAATTGAGTAAATTCTGATATTTTCTTCCCTGTAGTCATGGTTTTAGTTATAAAGAATGTCGGTGGAGTCTTCGGCCTCTAGGTGGAAATTAGCATCTAGAGTAAATATCTGAGCTGTTGTATCTATACTTTCATCTATTATTTCTGGTTCAAAAAACGCGTCTCCTTGTTGCCAAAGATCAGCGGCAAGGAAAGCATACTGGGGCTTAGCGTTTAAAGACCCGCTTAGCCAGTACTTTGCAATAGATTCTACCAGATTCCAAGTTATACCGTCTCTATTGTAATAGAACGGAAGCCTAAAGAAGACATTATTTGCCTCTTCTTGAGTTGTGAAAGAAGTCACTCCGGCGATCATTTGATTCTCGTAAGCATTTATTACTTTATCTGCAGAAGTCCCCACCTGAGGCAGGGTATACTTTGTTGGGAGTAAGACCGGAGCATCATTTTCTTGTCCTCTAAGTCCAGATTTAACTCTTAATATACCTCCTATGTTTTTTCCTCCCTTCCCCGCTTCGTTCTTAATAGTAACACCGGCCACAGTAGTCTGAAAGACTAAAGAATCTTTGATAACATTATACTCTTCACCTATACTTGACGCAATAGCTTTTACTTTTATCACATTCTTTTCAGGAGTTAAAGATACATCGTTCTCGATTATAAACTGTAATTCTGTGTCATACTGAGGTAGGGACGTGTCTGTAATCAGTACTGTACCTAGGGGTATATTTACTCCATTAGAAGCATTAGATGGTATTGATAAAACCATGTCTACCTCAGCTCTTTTCTTTATTTGCTGAAAACTTAGTTCATTTGCAGTATGTGCTTTTACTTTAAATAAACTAAATAAGAACAGGAGAGACATCACGCTTCCTTTTGACTCTATTAACCCCTTCCAATCATTCTTATACACAGTGAATGAGTTAGATCTATTACCATCATTTTTAGTAACATAGCTTTCATTACGAACCGTACTGTTGTAAGTATCATAAAGCACTTTTGGAATTTTAGAAAGATCTACTTCAGAAAAGTCTACTTCTCCTGTTGGCGCCGCAAATGTCTCTCTCCACAAATCTTCTGTGAAGGGGTATTCTAGCAAGACTTCGCCTTTTGTTGTCTCGTACTCCGCTCCCCCCACATCTTGAGTAAGAGCTTCTTCAAACCAGCCCAAAGCGTTTTTAATTAGAGCCCTTTTATATTTTTGATCCCACCCAACGTTCCAGAAAGGCTCTGTCAATCCAACGTGCTGGGCGAGCCAATCTAAGTTTTTTACACTACATTCTGTAGGATCTAAATAAGAATAATAGAAAGATTCTATATCGTGCTTCTTCTCTCTTAAGAACTCGTCCACACCGGCCAGCATCCATTTAGCAATAGGAGGTGCTGGTATTCTATCTTCAGAGAGTAACTTCCAAGATGCCCTATCTTTAGGTGAATAAAGCTCCTCTTTAGTCCTAGAGGAGTACACCGGTGACATCCCGTAGGCTATCCTTAAGTCTTTACCGTATATAGACCTAGGCAAGAACTGATACGCTTTAGATCTATCACTTAGCACCACTATTGTTCCGATATCTAAAGAAGAGATCGGTATCTCAAATCTGTCATTATCCTCTCCTATAACTAGGGTTTCCTCTTCTGCGGGTCTGTATGATAGCGAAGCTCCAGGTAACCTTAGATAGGTTGGTCTTACATTTTCATCGGAGATCTGCTTTATTGACCCATGCTTTAAGTTACTCTTGGTGACCTGTAGACATTTTTTAAATAGCTCTTTAACTGTTCTAAATACAAAAGTAATAAAAGTTCTGTTTGTATCGTGGTTGGCAAATCTGTCATCCCACCTATCATCCATCACAGCTTTTATCTTCTCTTTCCAGACTTTATCTAAGCTAAATAAAATGTCGTCTATTACGTCTTTGATTATCTCTTCTACATCAAAATCTGCCAGCGACGCAAGAGTAGATCCCTTATAAAGCCTGGGATTTTTTTCGTATGCAGAAGTTAAAACGTTAGAAACAAACTCTTCTTCTGAGGCAATAATACCATTTAAGGGATCGTTTCCATCGAGCTCCATAGTGTAGTTGAACACTTTGAAGTAGTTGTCTTTGAAGATCCTGTCTAGGTAGTTAGCAGGAGGCAAATAGATTAGCGTGGA